CACAACTGATTAAGGGTGCTTTTAGAATGTTGACTCTTAAGTTGGGTCAGGCAAATATTCCTATGATAGTCACCAATCACACATATGAAAGTATGAGTCTTTATGGTGGTAAGCAAATGTCAGGTGGGTCTGGATTGCAATATGCATCATCTACAATCGTATACTTATCAAAGTCAAAAGAAAAAGATGGAACAGAAGTTATAGGAAATATTATTCGTGCAAAAACACAAAAATCAAGATTAAGCAAAGAAAATAAGGAAGTTCAAATTCGTTTATTTTATGATGAACGTGGACTTGATAAGTACTATGGATTACTTGAACTTGGTGAAATTGGTGGACTTTGGAAAAATGTGGCAGGAAGATATGAAATGGATGGTAAAAAAATCTATGGTAAGGATATACTAAAAGACGTAGATAAGTATTTTACTCCAGAAGTAATGCAAGCACTTGACGAAACTGCACAAAAAGAGTTTAGTTATGGGTAAGTGTATCAAGATTATAAAGGATAAAATAGATGTATCAAAGGTAATTAAACAACTTGAGAAATATCCAGAAGACTGGGGATCTCAACAAAAACTTGAAAATGTGGAACTTAAAGATCCACATACTCATATTACAAGTGTTGATGTTCTTCAATTGATAATGGGTGGTATTGAAAAACCAGGGCAACTTGTTGGAGATTCTGAAATTTGCACCAAGACTCCTGCATATCAACATCATAGTGAAATACGAAAGATTCTAAAAAAAGAATTTGGTGGTCAAGAAATTCATCGGTGTGGATTTCTTTCTCTTCCGATTGATGAGATTGTCGGAGCACATATTGATGAAGGAACTTACTATCTTACAAGAGATCGTTATCATTTATCAATATCGGGAAGATATCAATACTTTGTTGGAAACGAAACTGTTATAGTTGACCCAGGAACACTTTTTTGGTTTAATAATAAATTACCACACGGAACAGTTAATATCGCAGATGAAGTCAGAATAACATTTGTATTTGATATTTTACATTCTCCAAACAACCCACAGCATAAAGTAAGTGATGGACAAGATTGAGTTTTTGATTTTAAGAAACTTTTTACATAATGAACAGTTTACAAGAAAAGTCCTTCCCTTTATTAAGGCAGAATATTTTGAGGATACAAGTCAAAAAGTTATATTTGAAGAGATTCTAAACTTCGTTCAAAAATATAATCAACTTGCAACAAAGGAAATTCTTTCTATTGAAGTTGAAAATCGTAAAGATATTAATGAGGATAGTTTCAAGCAAATTTCAAATTTGATTGAGAATCTTGATGATGATCCTACAGAGATTGATTGGTTAGTCAACACAACCGAAAAGTGGTGTCGTGATCGTGCGATATATATTGCTCTGATGGAATCCATACATATTGCAGATGGTAAGGATGAAAAGAAAAATCGTGATAGTATTCCATCAATTCTTTCTGATGCTCTTGCTGTATCTTTTGATCCAAACATCGGACACGATTATCTGTTAGATTATGAGAAAAGATATGAATCTTATCACCGAAAGGAGGAAAAAATTGAATTCGACCTGGAATTTTTTAACAAAATTACAAAAGGTGGTCTTCCTAATAAGACTCTCAATATCGCTCTTGCTGGTACAGGTGTTGGAAAAAGTCTCTTTATGTGTCATGTGGCTGCTTCCGTCTTATTACAAGGCAGGAATGTTCTCTACATCACTCTTGAAATGGCAGAGGAACGTATTGCTGAAAGAATTGATGCAAACCTTCTGAACATTCCTATTCAACAACTTAATGAGTTGCCCAAACAAATGTTTGAGACAAAGGTGAATAGTCTTGCGAAGAAAACACAGGGTACATTTATCATTAAGGAGTATCCAACTGCATCTGCACATTCGGGACACTTTAAGGCACTTCTAAATGAGTTGGCACTTAAGAAATCATTCAGACCTCATATTATCTTTATTGACTATTTGAATATTTGTTCTTCATCAAGATTTAAAGGTGGTAGTAACATCAACTCTTATACACTTGTAAAGTCAATCGCAGAAGAACTTCGTGGACTTGCTGTGGAGTTTAATGTACCGATTGTTTCTGCGACACAGACTACAAGAAGTGGTTTTGGTTCTTCTGATGTTGAACTAACCGATACTTCAGAATCCTTTGGTCTTCCTGCAACTGCCGATCTGATGTTTGCCCTCATATCTACAGAAGAACTTGAGAATCTTGGACAGATATTAGTCAAGCAACTTAAGAACCGATATAATGATCCAACAGTCAATAAAAGATTTGTTGTTGGTATTGATCGTGCCAAAATGAGACTTTATGATGTAGAGCAAGATGCTCAAAAAGATATACTTGACTCTGGTAAAGAAGATGAGTATAATGATGAAGAACAAAGAAAACCTAAAAAATCATTTGAGGGATTTAAGTTTTGAATTATTATTCTGTGTTTGATAAAAATGGTAAAAAAATTTCTGATTGTGCAAGTATAAAAGATGCTATAATGCTGGTCGAACTTGGAGAAAACAGAACATATCGTCAAATTAAAAATATTAATCCAGAAACTGTAAATGTCTCTTGTATAAAACTAGCAGATGATTTACAACTTTCCGAACAAAAAATTCTACCCCAATCCGAATTAGAACCTTTTATTGTATGACTACCGAAAATCAATCAAAAACCATCGACACAAAAAAATATATTGAATTCGTTCGTGAGACCACAAGTCCTGCAAGTAGTGATTTCGCAGCACTTCTTGCTCGTATGACTGAACTTGAGGTTGAGAATGATGCTGATATTCCTCGTCTTATAACTGCCGCATTTGGTATGAGTGCCGAGGCAGGTGAGTTCACCGAAGTTGTAAAGAAGATTATTCTTCAGGGAAAACCTTATAATGATGAAAATGTATTTCACCTAAAGAGAGAACTCGGTGATATCTGTTGGTATATCGCACAAGCCTGTATGGCACTTGATACTAACTTTGAGGAAATTTTACAAATGAACTTTGAGAAACTTTCGGCAAGATACCCAGAGGGAACTTTTGATGTGTTCCGAAGTGAAAATCGGATCAAAGGAGATTTATAAAATATTCACTCCCCTCTTCTGGGGATTTTTTTTATAAATAATTAAAAAGTTTTTATAAGATGAACGTACAAGAACTCCGTAATTTACAAGAAGCATATTTGAATGTTTATAAAAATGAACAATCTAATGAAAAAGAAGTAGAAATTGCCTCTCATTATTTTTGTGAAATGGGTTTAAATGAAATTGGTGTTGAAATTCTGATTGAAGAACTTGGTGTAGAAGAATTTGTCGAGTTTGTTTATGATATTTCTGAAAATTATTATTTGACAGAAGCAAGGGCTGGTAGAGTTAGAATTGAACCAGTTACCGCTAAAGGAACACCATTTAAAAGTGGAAAACCTACTGGAAAATCTTTAGAAAGACTTCGTAAGAAAAAGGAAGAAAGAAAAGAAGCAGAATCATCTGAACGACCTTCTGGAATGAAAGCAGCACTTCAAAGACAAGATGCTATGGTTAGTGCATCAAAGCAACAACCAAAAAAGAAAGGACTTTTGGATCGTGTTGCCGGTGCTGTTCTTAAGGGTATTGAAAGACACAAGGCTGCCACTTCCGGAATGGGTGCGGCAACTAAAGTAACCGCAGGTAAGGTTGGAAATGCTGCCCGTGCCTTTGCAAAAGGATTTACTGAGGAAACAGATCTATACAACATTATTCTTTCACACTTGATTGATGAAGGTTATGCTGATACTGAAGAAGCAGCAGAATGCATTATGGTGAATATGAGTGAAGAGTGGAGGGATGATATTGTTGAGAAAAAATATTCATTCCCACTTAAACCAAGTGAACTTGCTACTGTACAAAGAATTCGTGATAGACTTGATGCCGAAGAAAAACCTCAACGTCCTGATTCTAAAAAAAATTCAATTCCAGAATTACCTATCCAAAGAACAGCAAGAAAAAGAAATCCTGATCTCAAAAAAGTTGCTTACAAATGAAAACATATCATCAGTTTTCTGAGGATATTGAGCAACGTAGAATAGAACTACGTCAAAGGTCATTAGATCAACAGAAGAGATTTAAAGAGAAATCTAGATCTTCTGCTGATGCTCAAAGACAAAGAACATCAGAAATTGAAAATCGTAAAAGATTGAAAAATGAGATTAAAAATGAATTGAGAAATGAGAAATAAATAAAGGTATACCAAAACACAATATGAAAAAATTTTTCCAATTTTTATCTGAAGCAGCAGAATCTCAGGCATCAATGCAAGCTCATAAACTTGGATTGTCTGGAGATGGTCATGGTGGGTGGATTGATAGGTCTGGTAAAATTGTTGCAAGAACTGAAAATGGAAAACTAAAATTTTCGGGTAAGAAATCCCCAAAACAAAAAGAAGAACCAGAAGTAGATACTCAACGAAATATTTCTCCCGCAATTAAATCAAAAGCAGCATCAGTTGTTGAACCAGTACAATTAAAAAAAGCATCACCTTCTCCTGAAGATCAATCACAAGAAACTCAACCTCTGACGATTGTATTTGGTCGTTTTAATCCACCAACAATTGGACACGATAAACTTCTTAAATCTGCAAAGAGAATATCTTCTGGTGGAGATGTTAAAATTTATCCATCAAGAACTCAAGATCCAAAGAAAAATCCTTTAGATCCTGATATGAAGATTTCATTTATGAAGAAGATGTTTCCTGATTTTGAAGAAATGATTGTTAATGATAATGATATGAGATCTATTTTTGATGTTTTGATTGCTGCAAATGAAGAAGGATATTCAAATGTGAATATTGTTGTTGGATCAGATCGTCAGGCAGAGTTTGATAATCTTGCACAGAAGTATAATGGAGATCTTTATAACTTTGATTTAATTCGTGTAGTTTCTGCAGGAGTAAGAGATGCTGATGCTGATGGTGTGGAAGGAATGTCTGCATCTAAAATGAGAAAGGCAGTTTTAGATAATGATTTTGATTCTTTCCGCAGAGGAACTCCAAAAACACTAAATGATGCAGATACGCAAAGTCTTTTTAATGCAGTTCGTCAAGGAATGGGAGCAAAGAAAAAGAAAAAAGAAGTTGTTGAGTTATGGCAGATTGCTCCGAAGTACGATATGAAAAATCTTCGTGAAAATTATGTAAAAGAAAAAATCTATAAACTTGGTGATATTGTAGAGAACTTAAATACTGGTCTGGTTGGTAGAATTACCCGTAGAGGTACCAATCATTTGATTTGTGTTACTGAACAAGACTATATGTTTAAATCCTGGATAAAGGATGTAATGGAATATACAGAAACAAAAATGAGCAGAAAGGAAAGACTTCCTGGAAAACCAAATACTCTTGTCGGCACCTCTGGGTATTTTAAGTATGCATCAGATATGACTCCGGGATTTGAAAAAGGTGATAAAACAAATCTACAACACGGAGCAAAACCTTATAAAGGTTATAGTAATGTAAAAGAATTCATAAATAAATATAGAAAAATAAAAGAAAGCACTTATTCTAATGTCTCATAATATTCTTAACGATATTTCAAAGGTTTATTTGGAGCAAGTTGCCGTTGATGAGGGCAAAGTAGAACTCAAGCAAAGAAACAAAAATGAGATGCAACGCAAGGCAGGAAACCTTGGTCGTGAAGTAGTTTCTACTCCTAAAACTAAAAAGTATGCAGCAAAGAGAGATGCTGCTATGAATAGAATGGTAAAACTTGTATCTGCAATTTCTAGTGATGATGAAGATAAAAGATTTAAGAGACTGGGGAAATCACCAGCACATAATGAAGAGTTTGTTGGTGAGGCAAAGAAAAAACTTGACCCAGTAGGCCAAGAAGATGCTGATATTGATAATGATGGTGATACCGATAAGTCAGATAAGTATCTTCACAATCGTCGCAAAGTAGTTGGTAAGGCAATCTCAAAGAAGAAAGTGAAGGAAGGTTTCTCAAACTGGAGAAATGACCTTGCCGAAGTAATGGATGATATTGAGGCAGCAAAAAAAGTTGAAGAAAAAAAAAATATAAAAAACAAAATCACGATTAATCCAACAATCAAAGATTCTGTAGAAAATCTTGGTGGAACTCTGCTTGAAATTGTTGAACTTGATGAGTTGGATTATATTGTTGAAAATGTTTATACTGAACTTTTAGATGACGGATATGATGAGGATGAAATTGAAGAGGCACTTGAATATGCTCTAACCGAAGCAAAGGTTACTTTTGGACACGATACTCCGACCACAGAAAAGAAAAAGCAAGGACTTTTAGGAACAGCAAAAAAATATCTTTCTAACCTTAAGAAGTCGGCAAAACAAGCAGTCGCAACAGGAGCAAGAAAAGTCGCAAAGGGTGCTCTGGGTGTTGCTCGTAAAATGGAAGGTGGAGACACTACTCCAAGTCCTGCACAGACAAAACCTAGATCTGCATCAACATATCGTGGTGCAGGTGCAGGAACCAAGGAAAGAGTAAGTAGTGGTTCTTATACCCCACCCACTCAAAAGAAGGCAAAACCAGCACCAGCACCAAAGGCAAAGGCAAAACCAGCACCAAAAAGAAAAAGATCTAAACTTGACGATCTGATTGGTTCTATTCAGAATGAGCAAATGCAGATTGATGAAAAGGCACTAAGCAAAGCCCAACAACGTTTTATGGGTATGGTTTATGCAACAAAAAGTGGTGAAATGAAAGCACCATCATCAGAAGTTGCATCTGCTGCTGCAGGAATGACTACGAAACAAGCAAAGGATTTTGCAAAGACAAAGCACAAAGGACTTCCAGAAAAGAAAGTTTCGGAACAAATGCTTCCTGAACCCACCACAGAACCAGTAAATTCTATGGTAGACAAAAAAAAAGAACTTCTGGACAAGTCTAAGATTGCTAACCTAAAAATGATTCAGCAAAAAAAGCAGCAAATTGATCGTCAAAAACTTCAAATGCAGAAGTCTGGAAAACTTCCTTTAGAAGCATCTTATCAACCAGAAGGTGAGCAGATTTCTGAAGTGGAACGACAGGATAATACAAAAATGTTTGTTGATAGAGTAAATGCAATGAACACTCCTGCGTTTGAAAAAGGGTGGAAGAATTCTCCCAGTAATCCTAATAGTCCTAACTATGACCCTAAAAAAGTTATGCATCCTAAAAAATAGTTAAAATTAGGTAAAATCTCTAAATAGAATTGTTGTAATAGGATTTTTAAAATGGCAAACGTAGTAAATTTAATTAAGCCAATTTTGATTCAGTTTCTCAATTCCTGCCAGGTAAAGAAACTGGTTGTAGATTTGATTGACCGTTATGTAAAGACCACTGATAATGATATTGATAATGTAATTGCCTCTACTGTAAGAGTTGCTCTTCTGAAGAACTGTAAGTGATTACTTGCTTTCTCGCAAACTGGGGATTCACAGTTGCCTTTGGACTGTTATTCTCCCTATCAGAATACATTGGGCAAAATCAAAACATAAAGGCAAATAGTGTTTATCAATTTGTCAGAAATGTTTTGATGATTATTGCAAAAAAATAAAGAGACTCTCAAATTAACGAGGTCTCTTTTTTTATAAATACTTTTTAGATTAACGAATTATAGGTAAAAAGAATGGCACTCTGGGGAATTTCCACGACTACTGAAACATCTGATAATAATTATGCTATTCCCAAGTTTTTACAGGACACTGATAGAAATAACACTCCACACAACTGCTTTGCAGACGTTCGTGGATGGGTTTATAGGAAATATGGTACTTCTCAACAATCAGGTCTCTCTACAGATTATTATGATGAGATACTTATTCCAGTTGCAGGTCTGAATACTGCTGGTGTTCCATCTGACCTTGGATCTACTGGACTTGCAATTGCAACCCCAGTTGCTGTTTTCTTTGAAGATGTAAATCTTGCTTCTCCGATTTCTATTGGTGCTGGTGGAACTACTGGAATTACAACTGGTTCAACTGGATATGTTCATTTAGTATTTAATGAACTAGTGTATGTTTCTGCAGGTGCAACAGTTCGCCTTCGTGCCCTTGATGCAAATAATGCAAACGAAACAACTGCGATTGTTGCAACAGCAGGATCTTTTTCGAACGGATCTACTGTCTTTAATTATATTAATGGTACTGGAATTGTTGGTAATACAAGTTTTAACGGACAGATTACAAATCGTGTAGCATTTGCATTCACCGCACCATCTACGGTTCTTGCTGCAAATGTGAATTTCCTTACAACAACTATTAATGCAACCGTTGCAATTGGAGCAACCAATATTTTTGTTGCTGATACAACCGGAGTTGTTGCCGGTGTAAGTTCCATCAGTGTAGTAGGACCAGGTACAATTACCACTAGACCAATTGTTTCTGTTGCATCTACATTTGTTCAAATTGGTACTGCATCTACAGTTGCAAGTGTGATTGGTATTGGAACTGTAGTGACATTCAGCACTCGCACGAATGCAACTAAACTGTTTATTGATGTACCAAGAGGATTTATTGGAGTGATTACTGATGTTTCCGGTGGTGCCGGTGTGACGAGTTCATTCACTTCTGATATTATTCGTAATGTTGGTGGTGCAGGAACAGTATTCTCTGGAGTTGGTATTGGAACCACAACATTAACTGTAACTGCATGATATGATTTTTAATGAATTGAATAGTGATAATTTTCTTCTCTTCGCAGTTAAAAATTATGAAAACCCACAGGCAGTAACAAAAGAAGATTTTGATAAAGATTTAAATCATTTTAAATATATTAAAAGGTTGCTGCGAAAGTATAAGAATGGAGATGAACTAAAAATTCATCTTCTTCTAAATCATTTCATTATTCTTTATAATATTTTTGGTGAGGCAACAACACCAATGTTATTTTTCAAAATTGAAAAAGAACTTTGGTCTCCTATTAAAAGTTTTATTATTTTTCTTGGAAAACTTCCAGAGTATCCAAAATCAGATATTCATAATATTCAGGTTGATTTAGATTGTCTAGAAGAACTTTACAAAATCTATAATGGAAAAAAAGGCACTGAATAGAATAATTTCTATTATTAGAGAAAATATGGTAGCAAATGCTCCAGGTTCTCAAGGTGGATTTAGTGGATCTGCAAATCCACAAGGACCGGTTGCCGGATTTGATCCCACAATGAAACCAAAGAAGTTTTTTAAGGGAAAGAGAAAACCTTGGTTGGATTATTTAAAGAATAAATAGTCACAGATGATAATTAATATTTGCAAAGTGCTCCTTATCTAACATATTAACTTTGCTCTTAAAAAAATGTCAGAAGAAATCGTAAAAGTTGCCGTATTAGAACAAAAGTTTGCTGACTTTGCAAATATAGTCAACAAACTTGATGATGCGATTCAAAAAATGAGTGAAGTTAATACGAATGTAATTAAAATGCTTGCAGTTCACGATGAAAAAATTGAATATGGTCAAAGAACCGATGACTTAATTTTAAAAATGATTGATAACCTTAAAGAAGAAAATCAAAAAGAGCATAAAAAAACATCGGATAGAATTGATGGTTTGGAAGATCAAGTTGGTGAAATTTCAAAAATCAAATGGATGACTGTTGGTACCGGAGCAGTTCTAACTGTATTAGTAGCACTTTTTGCAAGTTTGGCATCTGGTTGGTTTACTCCAAGTGGAATGGAAGATCATCGTCGTATAGAACAGACTCGTATAAAATAAATAAAAGAGTGTTGGCATTATTTCAGGCCAATGAAAACTCAAAAGAAAACGACAATCTATTCACTTCAAAAACTTACCAATTCAATTGTCAAGTGGACAGCAATCATTACAAGTCTATGTCTTGACAAGATTTGATAATCTGTTATACTGGTATTAATGATTATCTTTTTATTATGGATTTTATTGATGTAAAATACATCAATCTGATTTCTGCTCGTTTTCAGAAGTTTAAAAGAGTCAAGAATAATCTTTATAACTTTCGTTGTCCGATTTGTGGAGATTCTCAAAAAAACAAAAGTAAGGCACGGGGGTATTTGTATCAGGTCAAAAATAATACAAACTTCAAGTGTCACAATTGTGGTATCAACATCTCTTTTAGCAATTTTCTAAAACAGATTGATGTAGAGATTCACAAACAATATTCTTTTGAGAAGTTTAAAGAAGGACACACCGGTAAAAACTTTGTGGTTGAAGAACCTAAATTTGAATTTAAGACTCCTGAATTCAAATCAAAGATAGATTTACCAAGAGCATCTGAAAACTCAAGTGCATCTGGATATTTACAAGGTAGAAAATTAAATCCAGATAAGTTTTATTATGCCGAAAAGTTTAAGAAATGGACAAATTCTCTTAAAAAAACCTTTGATGATACGAAGTATGATGAACCAAGGATCATCATTCCAATGTTTTATGAAAAGACTTTAATTGGATTTCAGGGAAGATCGCTGGGTATTAATAAGATTAAATATATTACTGTAATGCTCTACGAAGATGCACCAAAAATTTATGGACTTGATGATGTTAAAAAAGACGAAACTGTTTACGTTACTGAAGGACCGTTTGATTCCACATTCCTTTCAAATGCGATTGCTCTGTGCGGAGCTGATGGTGATATTAGTAAGTGGGGGATTTGCGATCCTGTGTGGATCTATGATAATGAACCACGAAATTCTGAAATTCACTCAAGAATCTCAAAGTGCATTGATCGTGGAGAAAAAGTTGTAATCTGGCCCAATAATATTCACGAAAAAGATATTAATGATATGATTCTTTCTGGACACAACGTTAAGGAAATGATTGAATCAAATACATATGTAGGATTAGAAGCAACACTTAAATTTACTACTTGGAAAAAAATATGAGTAACGGTCTTAAGGTTAAAAAAAGAAGTGGTCACGTTGAGCAAATAGATCTTGATAAGATGCATTTAATGGTTGATGAAGCATGTAAGGGTCTTGCAGGGGTTTCTGCATCACAAGTTGAGATACAGTCTGGAATTCAGTTTTATGACGGCATTACAACTTCAGAAATTCAGGAGATTCTGATTCGTTCTGCATCAGATTTGATTGATTTAGAACATCCGAACTATCAATTTGTTGCTGCTCGTCTGCTTCTATTTTCAATTCGTAAGCAACTTTATGGAAAGATGCAGGAACTTCCACATCTTGAGAAACATATTATGGACTGCGTTTCCTCAGAAGTTTATGATTCTGATATTTACAATAAATACTCCAAGGAAGATATTGATGCTGTAAATTCATTTATTCGTCATGATCGTGATTATCTGTTTACCTACGCAGGATTGCGTCAGGTAGTTGATAAGTATCTTGTACAGGATCGTAGTGGTGGTGGAGTATATGAGACTCCACAGTTTATGTACGTTATGATCGCACTCACAATATTTGCGGAATATCCCAAAGAAACCAGACTTTCATACGTCAAGAGGTATTATGACGCAATATCAAGACACAGAATCAACATTCCGACACCAATCATGGCAGGGGTCAGAACCCCCCTTCGTCAATTTGCATCTTGTGTTCTGGTTGATGTTGATGACTCCCTCGATAGTATCTTTAGCAGTGATATGGCTATTGGCAGGTATGTCTCACAAAGGGCTGGTATCGGTATCAACGCAGGCAGAATCCGTGGCATCAACAGTAAAATCCGAGGTGGAGAAGTTCAGCATACAGGTGTTATCCCATTCCTCAAAAAGTTTGAGTCAACTGTTAGGTGCTGTACACAAAACGGGATTCGTGGTGGAAGTGCTACTGTCCACTTTCCAATCTGGCACCAAGAAATAAATGATATATTAGTTCTCAAAAATAACAAAGGTACGGAAGACAATCGTGTTCGTAAGTTAGATTATTCAATTCAAATTAGTAGAATATTTTATGAAAGATTTATTCAAGATGGTGAGATTACGCTTTTCTCCCCGCACGATGTACCTGGACTATATGATTCTTTCGGAACAATTGAGTTTGACTGTCTCTACCTTGGATTTGAGAACAATCCATCCATTCCAAAGAAGACTGTTAAAGCACAAGAACTTATTCTCAATCTTCTCAAAGAAAGAGCAGAAACGGGTAGAATCTATATTATGAATATAGATCACTGTAATACTCATAGTTCTTTTATTGATAAGATTGAGATGAGTAATCTTTGCCAAGAAATTACTTTGCCAACATTTCCAATTCAGCATATTGATGAAACCACAGGAGAAATCGCACTGTGTATTCTTTCTGCCATTAATGTTGGTAAAGTCAAGTCCGATGAAGAACTCGAAGAACTTTGTGAACTTTCTGTTCGTGCTCTCGAAGAACTGATAGATTATCAAAAGTATCCTGTACTGGCAGCAGAAGTTGCCACAAAGGCACGTAGATCTCTTGGAATCGGTTATATTGGTCTGGCACATTACCTTGCCAAACTGGGGTTCAAATACGACTCTCAAGGAGCATGGGATGCGGTTCACGGACTTTCAGAATCCTTTCAATATTTTCTTCTCAAGGCATCAAATAAGATTGCTCAAGAAAAGGGATACTGTGAATCTTTTGGACGCACCAAGTATTCTCAAGGTCTACTCCCGATTGATACCTATAAGAAAGATGTGGATGAAATCTCTTCAGTCAAACTTCAACACGATTGGGAAAGACTCAGATCATCGATTCTGAAACACGGTCTCAGACACTCCACACTGTCCGCACAGATGCCTTCCGAGAGCAGTTCTGTGGTATCTAACGCAACTAATGGTATCGAACCTCCTCGGGGATTTCTATCCATCAAGAAATCCAAGAAGGGTCCACTGAAACAAATTGTTCCTCAATACGCAACACTTAAAAATAATTATACGTTGCTCTGGGATATGAAAAGTAATGATGGATATATTAAAATTGTTGCGATGATGCAGAAATTTTTTGACCAGGCCATCTCTGGAAACTGGTCTTATAATCCAGAAAATTATTCAGACAATGAAGTTCCAGTTTCAATAATGGCAAATGATTTTCTGACTACATACAAGTATGGGTGGAAAACTTCTTACTATCAGAATACCTATGACATTAAAACTGATGAAGTGATAGAAGAAAAGAAACCCAGTTTAAATGACCTAATTCATGAGTTAAGCAAAGTAGAGGAGGGAGAGTGTGAATCTTGTACAATCTAAAGTTTCTTCCACGGAGAACAAGATGCAAGTCAAAGGCATGACTGTTTTCAATACAGAACAAGTCAACAACAAAAAACAACCAATGTTTTTTGGAAAACCTTTGGGAATTCAACGTTATGATTCTTATAAGTATCCAATCTTTGACAAGTTAACAACTCAGCAACTAGGGTATTTTTGGAGACCTGAAGAGGTTTCCTTGCAAAAGGATCGAGGTGATTATCAAACGTTAAGAGACGAACAAAAACATATCTACACATCTAATTTGAAGTACCAAATTATGCTAGATAGTGTACAGGGTCGTGGTCCCGGATTAGCATTTCTTCCATATTGTTCTTTACCGGAACTGGAAGCATGTATGACTGTCTGGGAGTTCATGGAGATGATTCATAGTCGTTCTTATACGTATATAATCAAAAACATATACTCAGATCCATCTGAAGTGTTTGATACAATTATTACTGATGAGCGCATTCTTGAACGCGCTAAGAGTGTTACAGAATCATATGATGATTTTATAACCGCAGCACAGAATTATGGAGCATCCAATCAATGGATGTATCAACTTGAAGACGTTCCTCTCGCAAAAGATACACTCAATGATGTCAAAAGAAAGTTGTACAGAGCAATTGCAAATGTTAACATTCTTGAGGGAATTCGGTTTTACGTTAGTTTTGCTTGTAGTTTCGCCTTTGGCGAACTTAAGCTTATGGAAGGATCAGCTAAAATCATTAGCCTTATCGCAAGAGACGAAAATCAACATCTAGCACTTACTCAAAATATTATGAATAAGTGGAGAGAAGGTGATGATCCCGAAATGCAACAGATTGCAAAGGAAGAAGAAGAGTGGGTTTATGCAATGTTTGATCGTGCCGTCAACGAAGAGAAAAGATGGGCTGACTATCTTTTTAAGGATGGTAGTATGATCGGATTAAACGATAAACTTCTTCAGCAATATGTTGAGTGGATTGCAAATCGCAGACTCAAGGCAATAGGATTAAAACCACAATATGATATTGCAGCAAACAATAACCCACTTCCTTGGACTCAGCACTGGATTTCCTCTAAAGGTCTCCAGGTTGCACCCCAGGAAACGGAAGTTGAAAGTTATGTGGTTGGTGGAATCAGACAAGATGTGAAAAAAGACACATTCAGCGGTTTCAAACTTTAATATCAAGTATAGATAGGGGAGTAATCAACACTCCCCTTTTTTATGCCAAGAAATGAAATGAGTAAAGACGAACTCAAAGTTCGTGTATTGAAATTAAAACATAAGTTATATGAAGATCAAGTAAATCAACTTATTACGAATCCCAAGGTTCTGGCTCATAAATATTTGGACGAAGTTCTTAACATTATTGATGAGTATAGGATGTAACTACGATAATCCTTGGATTTATGAAGAGAAAATATTTGACTCAGATCAGATCCAAGATTATTACGGGTTTGTATATCTTATACGAAATACTCTCAATCATCGGAGTTATATTGGTAGAAAGTATCTGTGGCAGTTCAGAACACCAAAAGGAAAAAATAGAAAAGTAAAATCAGAGTCAGATTGGAAGAAATATTATGGATCCTGTCCGGAACTTAAAGAAGACATTCAGAAATTTGGTAAAGAAAATTTTACAAGAAATATTCTTTCACTTCACAGAACAAAAGGAAAAACAAATTTCGAAGAGACCCGACAACTCTTTATCAACAACGTCCTCACAGAATCCCTTGACGACGGAACACCAGCCTGGTATAATAGCAATATCCTCTCTCGATACTTCCGAAAAGATTATTATGGAAACACAAATTGAACCCATTGTGCGGGTTCGTGACTGGGCAATTGAACGAATTCGAACAGCAGAGGATTATGATACTGCCCGTGCCATCGCAGGTGAATTTGAGGAATGGTTAGATCTTGAGGGTCAAGATGAGATTTCTTATATTTGCCTGGAAGATGATAGTACCTTTGGAGATCAGGAAATTGATGTTCGGTAAACCAGATTCTTGACAAAACCTAAATAATAAAATATAATTGTTAAGCAATCCTTAAAAAGATTGCTTTTTTACTATGAGATTTTGACGTGACAACCTAGAGCCGTGGAAGATGCCCTTCGAGAGAGGTGGTGTACCCCTCTTCTATACGGATGCCGAATTCTATTAAACTTAATGCTATTTTCAACAATTACACTCCTTTCAGTCTTAACTGCGTTTTCATCACCACTACTCTTACCAGTGAGTGATCCACCAGTACCTGAAAAAGAAGGACTCGAACTATCTGTTCAAGACTTCTCGAATCAGAAAGACACCAAATCTGAAAAACTAAACATTACAGAAACGAAGGTCGAAAATAAAGAAAAGATTTGGATATGTAAGGGGTGTAATCAAACAGAAACTTATGCTTTGAATTTCTTACAAAAACAAGGAATCAAAGATAAGAATGCCCTTGCCACCATTATGGGAAACATAAAACAGGAATCTGGATTTGTTCCCAATATTTGTGAAGGTGGTGCAAGAATAAAATATGAGTCTTGTGGAAGTGGAGGATATGGATTAATTCAGTGGACAGATTCTTCACGATATAATGGTTTAGGAAATCATGCTGCCCGTCTTGGTGGTAGTCCATCTTCACTTGATACTCAACTCAACTATATGTTGAATGAGAGTGACTGGAAGATGATTGAGAGGGGAATGAAGACCCCTGGAAGATCCATTGACAGTTATATGGGTCTTGCATCAAGATGGATACGTTGGGGGCATCACGGTGCTCGTACCGACTTTGCCTATCGTTATGCCAACAAGATGGTACTTGATACCTAAATTGATTGGTGGGGAGAAACCTCCCCACTTTTTTTGTTTTATATATAAATGTAATCACTTTTTATAAAAAATGTCAGAAACAATACAAAAACTTTTGGATGCTGTAGATGCATGGAAAGATGAGGATGATAAGTTTGTTGCAGGAAATAATGCTGCAGGAACTCGTGCTCGTAAGGCACTTCAAGAAGTTGCTAAAGCTGTAAAGGAAAGAAGAATCGAAATCACCGAAGAGAAGAATGCCCGTAAGGAAGCAAAGGCATCTTGATTGTCTATGAAATTTGATTTCCAATTTGGTAAAAAGAAATCAAGTATTTTTAGATATGCGATTATAGGAGTCATATTGACTTCTGTTGTAACGGGAATATCGCAGTGTATTCATATTCCTGAAGAACAAATTTACGATATTGTCGATCAAATTCAAAGAAAAATACCAGGAAAACCTTTGAATGATTGGATTATTACTGACCCAATTCTTTTAGATCGCAGAATCAAAGGAGATTTGAACAGGGCAATCGATGCCGTAAATCCAAAGTATAATCGGATTATTTCCGAGTATGATAAGAAATACGAACAAAGATATGTCGAATATCCAATAGACAAATCCGTGTGCTATACTAAAGACTGTAAGGCACTCGGAGGTGAACTAAGAATCTGTGCTCCTTGGGTTGACTCGTGTCCTAAAAAGTGATATATTAGGTTTATGTCCCGATAGCTCAGTGGATTAGAGCAATTCACTTCTAATGAATTGGTCGCTGGTTCGAATCCAGCTCGGGACGCTCCGGTGTGTAATCCAACGGCAGAGATAAGCGACTTAAAATCGCTCCAGTGCGAGTTCGAATCCCGCTACACCGATATTTGACACCTCCCCATAAATCGTGCTATAAATATTGATGTTCAAGAGGATAAGAATTCTGATGCTTCGGACAGCGGTTCAACTCCGCTCATCTCCATTGCACGGGGATGCCAAGGTTTCGACGGGGTATAAAGGTTTTATCTGTTGACGGAACAAACAAACAAACGCAAACAAAATTGTTGCATTTTCGAGGACTTCTGTACCTTCTTTGGTATAGAACTCTGACGAATTAAATTGAGGGGTATTCGTGCCCCTTTTTTATGCCCTATAAGCATTAAGTGGCGATGTACCGCTCTTGTAAAGCGGAGAGTTCAGTTCAATTCTGAATGGGGGCTCTTGACAAACACAATGAAATAATTTATGATTACTTTATGCGAAATTAGTTCAGTGGTAGAACGCTATCCTTCCAAGTTAGATGTCAGCGGTTCAAATCCGCTATTTCGCTTTCCCTTTTTGGGATAATTTATTCCATAATAGCTCAGCGGTAGAGTCGGTGACTGTTAATCACTTGGTCCCTGGTTCGAATCCAGGTTGTGGAGTTTCTTATTATAACTATTTAAAATGTTCTGGCAAAAATATCATGATATTT